GTTGCCCCACATGACCTGGTTCTTGGCTTTCCAGCCAAAATTGACGCCGCGCACCTTATAACGCTGCTCGTTCAGCCTGTCAAGGATGCCGTACCCCAGCCCGCCCTCGTCCAGCACCACCAGCGTGGGCTTAAAGTCCTCAATCGCCTCAATGACGTGCCCCACGACCGTCATGGTGTCGTCGCCGCGGTAGCGCCGGATCTCCACCAGGTCGCGCCCTTGCCTGGCCACGATGACGGTGGAGTCCGACCCGCTGCGCGCCGGGTCCACGCCGATCACGATGGGGGCTTGGGGGTCTTTGTACTTGGCTCGCTTGAACGCCTCATCGACCAGCCTTGGGGCGATGAACTGCTCATCGCCCGTTGACGGGAACTCGCCGTAGACCTCGATGCGGGCCTGCGGGCTGTCCTCGCCGTACTCTTCGATGATCTGCTCGTAGACGCTCTTGTCCGTGTCCTCGACCGTGCGCGCGTCGATCTGCCGCGTGTTCCAAAACGCCCGCTTGGCGTTAAAGCACTCGTAGAAGTACCCCTGGTTGCGCCGCGGGTTGCTGAACGCCAGCCAAAACCGGTGCGGCGTGTTCTCCGTGAAGAAGCCCTGCGCCACGTCCCAGATCGTGTCCGGTATGCCGCTGGCTTCGTCGAAGATCAGCAGCACACCGTCTGAGTTGTGCAGGCCGGCGTAGGCGTCGGGGTTCTCCTCCGACCACAGCCGCCCCTCCGCGCCCCAGTACCGCGTGCCCTTGCGCAGGTCGCGTTCCACGATCTCGCTCAACCACTTGGCCGGCGTGATCCGCGTGGCGCTGATCTCCCACCAGTGGCTGTTGATCAGCATCGCCAGCCATTTCGTGATCTCGGCCCATGTGATGCTGCGGAGCTGCGCCTCGCTGTTGGCCGACACGATGACGCTCGCCCCGATGCGCGTGGTCAGCATCCACACCACCAGCCAACTGACCAGCGCCGACTTGCCGATGCCCCGCCCTGACGCCGTGGCCATGCGCAGCACTTGGTAGGCATCTATGGTCTGGTTTTTGGCGATGTGGTCGCGGATGTCGCGCAGCACCTGACGCTGCCACGCGCGCGGCCCCTTGTGCTTGGCCAGCGGCGTGCCGTTCTCGCCCCACGGGAACGCGAACAGTACGAACTTCTCAGGGTCGTTCGCTATCGCCGGGCTCCAGAGCCTGGCCATCAAGCCTTGCTCTTGGTCCGCCGAGAACCGGGGCTCTTGCATCCGTCACCTCATGTACGAGTTCCAACACCCGCGACTGCGCCTGCTCGAGCGCCGCCGTGATGCTGATCTGCTGCGCCACGTCGATCTGTACCTGCTGCTTTGCCACCCAACCGTGAGCGTGCTTCAGTATCTCAAGCGCCGCCTTGGAGTCGCCGTTCATCGCCGCATCATGCAACACCGTGGACATGGCGATCTCGCCATCCGCGCGGCCCTTCTGCTCGGCCAACTCCGCAATCGGGTCCAGTTCGCGCAAGCGCCGGTATTCGCTTGGCAACAGCCCAGCCGCCAGCGCTAGGTTGTCGCCCTTCAGCCCCAACTTTGCCGCGTCATACACGCGGTTCAGCACGGCCTCCGTGGCCTTGACTTCGCGGATGGTCAGCGGGAGCGACTTGAACGACATGGCGGTCTGAGTATAGCGTAAGCCTTTTCCGTTTGTGTTTGCAAAAATAATTTTTGCTTGTGGCCCCAAAAAATAAAAATTGTCTGCGGCCCCTTCGTTTTTGACCGCTCAGGTCGCCGGCCCTCCCCTCCCCCCCGTCTGGCGCCTGGGCCGCACGCCGTCTGGCGCCTGGCCGCACGCCGTCTGCAGTCTGCCGTCTGCTAGGTCATTAGGTCATGCTTATCAGGGTTGCTGCCTTGGCTAGCATGGCCACCTTGGCGATAGGCGACCTATACCATGCCATGCCATGCGCCTAGACTGCCTGACGGGCGCGAAGCTGCGCGAACGTGGCTTGATGAGGCTAGGTCATGATATGCGCTCTGGGCATAGCATATCGGGGTCGCGGCGGACGCGTGCGCCGCCATGCCCATATATCAGTATATGCTTATATACTTATATATCTTCTTTTGATTGACAGTCAATCATCTAATGACCTAACTAGCATAGCCCCCTAGAAGATGAGTCGCGCAACCGCGCCTAGACCGTGGGCTAGTGGCAAGGCTAAGATGATGGCGTCGCGTCGCCTAATCCCCTCGCGCCAGCTTAGGTAACGCGATTACTTGGCAATCATCATACGATTGGCAAAGCCCCTACACTTTACTGGGCTAACAACAATCCCGTACATTATGGACTTCTCAACCCACCGCATAGGACGCCTATCATGACACTTGACCAAGTTCTTGCCCTTGCCCGTAAACACTTGGGTGGCGATATGGAATCGTCAGCGCGCCTCTGTTTGCGTGACGCGGTATCACTGCGCGACAAGGGCGATTTCACTCACGCCTACGCGCGCGCCATTGATTCGCTCGCCTATTCCGTAGGCGTCTTCAATGCCGACTATCAACGCGCGATCAAGGGCAAGGCCTGACGCCATGCGCGCCCGTGACATCCTCTTTTCCATCGCTTTCGGGCTCGCCATCGGCGCGCTAATCGCCGCCGGTATCTGACGGAGCACTCATCATGTATTTTGATCGTTTCGACATTGCCGAAGCCTACTATCTCGCCCTGTCACATTGCCACGGCGGCCAATGGTCGCGCGAGTATGCGCGGCTGTGCAAGCTCTCGCGCAAGTTCAAGCCGTCGCCCCTGCTTGACGTGGACACCCTGACGGAAAACGGACGCGAGATTTATGAGGCCGCATGCGCTCGCATGCTGGGCCACGCCTGACCCATCCGCCTAGGCGCCCCCAACGGGCGCCTATGGGATGCGCCAGAGCATCGCAACATCAGGAGAACCTACACCATGTTTTACGCTCGCTACAACATCTACGGCTCACAAACTGACATGGGGCTCACTAACGCTTGGCAAGTCGCAGGCTTTGACACTCGGCAAGCCCGTGACGCATGGGTGGCGCAGTACGCTGACAGGGTGGACATCGCGCCGATCACTAAGGCGCAAGCTCTGAAAATGGCGGGAAAGCTGCAGCGCATGACGCACCGCCGAGGCGGATACCTTGCGCATGTTTATTTCCGGACCGACGATAACGCCACGTTTTGGCGTGCTTACTGACCCATCCGCCTAGGCGCCCCCATTGGGCGCTTATGGGATGCGCCAGAGCATCGCAGTCCAATTCAATCCAATGAGGTACACCATGTTCTACGTCACCATGACCGATAAATTCATGTCCGGCTGGGGCGACGCGCGCGGGCGCGTCAACAAACTGGTTGTTGAGTGCGAAACCTACTCCGATGCGGCGTTGATTGCCCGCAACGCCAAGCGCCGCAGCGAAATGCGCCGCGTCAACATCCGCTCGACGCGCCCTTACTACAGCCCCGCGTCCGTCCTGACCAGCTGGAAGTCCTTCGGCGAGCTGTCCGGCCCGTGGTTGGAGTGACGCATGTCCCGCTCCAACCCCATGCACCACGGCGCGCCCCTAAGCCCGCCCCGCCCTCACCCGTGGCCCTTCCCCATCACGCTACCGGCCCCCGGCCACGCACCGGACCCCAAGCCCCTGCGCGCGCCAGTGCCCTTCCCCGTCAACGCGCCAGCGGCGCCATTCTGAGGAGATCGCAACATGACAACCGCCATCCGCCGGCCTGACGGCGCCCTGAGCACCTATACGGTGACAAACCCGGCAACATGGGCGGCACTGCAAGCCGTGAAGCCTGCCAAAAAACCGCGCGCCAAAGCCGACAAACGGAACTTTCCGCAACTAGCGGGCTTGAGCACTGCCAACTATGTGCGGCAATACTTCGCGCTGAACACCGGCAGGGCTGGAAAGGTTTGCGCCTACGCTGACCATCTGGACCACCGGGCCCTGTATCACCCGCTGAACGAAGCGCCCGCCACATGGGCGCCCGACACGGTGGAAATCGAAACGGTGGAGGCCTGACCTATGAAACCCGGCTACTACCTTGTGACACCTGACTACGAACGGCGCTTCATTTCCGCCGATGTCAACCCTGCCGCACTCGAAAAACTATGCGACAGACACCTGACTGAAGACACGGGCTGGCAATATTGGGTGGACTACCTGCATGGCCCGGA